GCGCTCGCAGATCCTCGGCGTCGTGTCCGGTGTGGTCTCCATGGCCCAGAACCCGTCGGCCGCATATGATCCACTGATCGACCTGTTCCGCACACCGACACAAATCCGCAGTTCCATCCAGGACAGCACGCCCAGTTCGTCAACCGCGCTGCTGTCCCGATCTGGTATACCAGCAACCATGCCCGGTGGCGACAGCTTGACTACGAACCCCGCACGGGCAGCCAACGCCTTTTTGATCAGTGCGCGTCAAGGTGTTGCGCCTGACGACAGCATGTTGCCCGACAGCATGCCCGACGACCCTGTCGAGGCCAGTGGGTTTGCCTTGGTTGTCTTGGTCATCACCGAGCTTGCCGCCGCCCATGCGCAGGCGGTGGCTATCGTGATCGAGGACGAAAGCAAAACCCCGACCCTGAGCCCGATTGAACTGGAAGGCCTGGTCAACCTGGTGCGCTCGTTGGTACAGGGGGCAATCGTGTTGCATCGTCGTCTGTATGACGTGGAAACGTCCCTACCAGTGATCGAGACCCTGCGCAACACCGCCGCGCTGATCCAGGCCCGCGCCCGCCAAGTCATTTTGCAAAGCCCCCCGATGGTCGAGCGTGAGGTTGAATCTCCGGCCAGCCTTCGGCTGTTGGCCCATCGTTGGTACGGTGACCATGGCCGTGCCCTCGAATTGATCCGGCTCAATCCTGACCTGAAAACGCCCCACAACATCCCCGCAGGGAGGGTATTGCGTGCTTATGCTGAATGACCCTGTTCCCTCTATCCGGCTGTCAATTGGTGGCTTGGCCCACGACACCTGGGATGGTTGGTCAGTTGAATCCGACCTGCTGACTCCAGCCGATGCCTTTGAACTGGAGCTGCACACCAAAAACTCCACCCGCCTGCCGGACGTAGTCAAGGAAGGCGCGCCCTGTTCGCTGACGCTGGACGGCGACCGCGTGCTGACGGGCCAGATCGACGAGTTTGAACATGATGTGTCGCGCCAGGGTATTTCCATGCGCATCAACGGCCGGGACGGAGCGGCGCCCTTGGTCGATTGTTCTGCGCCTTTCGTGTCCATGCGTGAAGCTTCCTTGGCGCAGATCCTTGAGCAGGTGGTGAAGCCGCTGGGTGCCTATAAGGTAGAGATCCGCGCCGACCAGGCTAAAACCCGCCGCCGTGTCCAAATCGAGCCTGGGCAAACAGCCTGGGAAGTGCTGCTTCAGGTCGCCGAGGCCAACGGATTGTGGCCGTGGGTAGAGCCGGACGGTCGCTTGATCATCGGCGGACCGGACTACACCGCCGCGCCCGTGGGCACGCTGGTGATGCGCGAGGATGGTGTCGGCAACAATGTGCAGCGACTGAGCGTGCGCCGTTCCATCGCCAACCGCTACAGCCAGATTACCGTCCTTGGCCAGCACGGCCAGTACACCAATGACGGGTTGGATACCAAGCGCGCCCACCTGCGGTCGGTGATCCAAGACGAGACGCTGGCCCGTAGGGGGATCTTCCGTCCCAAGATCGTGGTGGACAGCTCCAGCGAAAACCAGGACATGGCTACCACCCGCGCCCGCAAACTGTTGGCTGACAGTCGTCTGGAAGGTTTCGAGATCCGTGCCGTCGTCAAAGGCCATCGGGCTGATAACGGTCAAATCTGGAGTCCTGGCCAACGGGTCATCGTTCGCAGTGATCCGCATGAACTGGACGCCACCTATTTCCTGATGTCCCGCACATTGCGCCTTTCCCGTGGCGAGGGAGCCATCACCGAACTGCGGCTGCGCGAAGACAAAATGTGGGTTCTGGACGGCAATAAGTTGAAGAAACACAAGGGCAAGTCCAACCCGGACGCAGCATTGATCGAAATTATCAGGGGGGCATGATGAGCAATATGGCGCAGTTGGTGCGCGATCAGGTGGCACGGGTGATGGGCAATGTCCGCCAGGCGTTCCGCGCCACAGCGGCCAGCAACACACACGGCACATTGATTGGTGTCGAAATGCAGGGGCTGGCGGGTGAGCCAGTATCTGGCGAGCTGTTTCAGCACTATGGATTCAGCTCGGCACCTTTGTCGGGGGCCGAGTACCTGGTTATCCCCGTGGGCGGTAAAAGCAGTCACTCCGTCGTGGTCGCCAGCGAGGATGGCCGCTATCGACTCAAGCTCCAAGACGGCGAGGTGTCGCTCTATACCGATGAAGGCGACTACGTGCATATGAAGCGTGGCCGGATGATTGAGATCGTGACGGATGACCTGGTATTCAAGGTCAAGAACAAGGTGCGCTTCGAAACGCCCCGAGTCGAGATGACCGGTGATCAGCAGGTTGATGGAGGTATCAAGGCAGAGGGCGAGATAGCGGACCATACGCGAACCATGCAGGCAGATCGTGACCTGTATAACCAGCATGCGCACCCGGAAGGGCCACCACCCAATCCATTACAGTAATTCCTAAACCGCCTTGATATTGACTTTAATTATTACACCCCGCTGATACTCAGCGATTCGCGCCTACGCGACACCATGTCGACCATGGATGCAGGCATGAACCCAACTACAGGCGACTTGACGGGCCAGCGTATCAATACGCTGGCAAACGCCGTCTACATCCGCCTTATGACTCCCCTCGGTAGCTGGTGGCGTGACCCCACGTTGGGCTCCCGCCTGCACGAACTTCGTCGCGAGAAAGACCGGCCTCGGGTGGGCATCCTTGCCCAGCAATACGCCGAGCAGGCGCTCAAGCCGCTGCTCGATGACGGCCGCGCCAAGGCGATCACTATTACGGCCGACCAACCACATAACGGCTGGCTGAACCTACAAATCGACATCATCGACGCCACCGGCAATCCGCAGGTGTTTCGCCAACCTGTAAGGGTGATCTGATATGGCCTTTTCCACTCCCGCCCTTGAGAACATCCTGGCAGGCATTCTGCGGGATATTAAAGCGCTCAACGACGAAGCCGATATCGGCAGCGACAGCGACCACTACATCCGATCAGCGGCCGTAGCTGCCGCCATCGAAGGTCTCTATCAGAAACTGGCCTGGCTCTACCGGCAGATCTTCCCGGACACCGCCGACGAAGAAGAACTGGTGCATGCTGCCGCGATCCGGGGCGTACCACGTAAAGACCCCGTTGCCGCCACCGGTATCGTGGGCTTGAAAGGCGTTGTGGACGTTGAACTGCTGCAAGGCTCGACCTTGACCCACGTCACGACCGGCGAAAAGTTCGACACCCTGGTTAGCGCGACACTTGGCACCGACGGAACCGCCACAGTCCAGGCCAGGGCGCAAACACTGGGCGCGTCACTCAACGGGCTGACCGGCGAGCTGATCCTCACCAGCCCACCATTGGGTATGGATGCCAACGCCAGTTTCGTCGGGGCAACCACCGGGGGCGAGGATCTGGAGAAGCCAGAATCCCTGCTCGCACGGCTGCTCGACATCATCCAGTCGCCACCTGCGGGCGGCACCATCTACGACTTTAAACGCTGGGCCAAAGAGGTGGACGGCGTGGCCGACGCTCTGGTGCTTCCCGGTCGTCGAGGCGGGGGTTCGATTGACCTGGTCATCACCGCCAGCACCGGCAATCCATCGGTCGAGGTCGTTGCTCTATGCAGGGATCATGTGCTTAGCCTGTGTTCAGTCATTGCGGACGTGTGGGTGTATGTCCCGACCATTAGAACCGTCGACTCCGTCGCGCTGATTGAACTGGCCAACGGCTACACCTTGGCGGACGTGCAGGCAGCAGCTCAGGTCGGATACAACGCGCTGTTGGGTGCCATGAAGCCCCGAGAAACGCTTAAGCGCTCGCACATCGAAGCCATGATCAACAACCTGGCAGGCGTCGTTGATCGATCCGTCACCACGCCAGTTGGCAATGTCAAAGCGTCTGATGATCCGCTCCTAATTGGCTGGATTCGCCCTGGCACCATCACCCTAGGCCTAATGGAATGACCCGGCTTGCCGATCAGTTGCGGTTGCTGCTGCCACCCGTCTCTTACGACGGTATGGCGCCTCTGTTGTCCGCCGCCATCGAAGCCGAGGCAAACGCTCTCACCCAGACAGATGCGCAAGCGGAAGCGGTCTACAGCACGATCTTTGCTGATTCAGGCATGGGCCTGGCCGACTGGGAGCGGATTCTTGCCCTGCCTGACCCATGCCTGATCGGCGTACCACAATCCGTCCGTCAGCGCATCCAGGCGGTTATCAGCAAGCTGCGAGCTCGTGGCGGGCAGAGCAAACCCTTTTTCATCGCCCTGGCCAAGTCCCTAGGCTACGACGTCACCATCACCACCTTTCGACCGGCCCGTGCAGGCATTGCGCGAGCGGGCGACCGACTCTATGGCGGCGACTGGAACTTCACTTGGCGCGTCAATGCCTCCGCTGTGACCGTCACCTACGCCGTGGCGGGCTTAACCGCCGCAGGCGACCCCTTGGCGTCCTGGGGTAACAAAACACTTGAATGCCGACTCAGCCAGATGAAACCGGCCGAGTCCATTTTGTTATTCGGCTACGGAGACAACTGATGCAAAGAATCGGAGACAGCACCAGCACAGCGAACGGCGCTGGTGAGTACACCCAGGGTCAGCCTGGATCGGGTGTTGATGCCACGATGATCACGGCGGAATGGCTGAATGCCGTACAGCGAGAGTTGGTCAACGTGATTGTAGAGGCGGGCATAACTCTTAACCCGGCTGACGATTCGCAAGTGTTCCAGGCTATCCGGACGATTCAAGACGCCAGAATACAAGAGGCAGTTGCCTCTTTGGTGGCCTCCTCGCCGACGACCCTCGACACCCTTAATGAGTTGGCACAAGCGCTGGGTAATGACCCCCATTTTGCCACGACGATGACCACGGCACTGTCTGGAAAAGCCAATAAGGCCACCACGCTGGTCGGTTATGGGATCACGGACGCCTTCACCAAAACCGAAACAATCGACTTGATTAACGGCGTGGGCCAAATCCCTTTGGTGGAGGTCAACACATCAAAGTCCTTGGTGGCGGCCGAGTTGGGGCTTGTCCTAATTGATGCCAGTGCGGCGGCGTTGACGGTTGAGCTGCCTGGTGCGAACGCGGCGCTGGGTGTTCGTGACGTGGTGGTGCGGCGGGTCGATAACACTAGCAACCGGTTGATGATCAAGGCGGCCGGTAGCAATAAAATCAAGTTCCACACGCATTTGCGGGCCGAGGGCTACCCGTTTTTTGTCCTGATGGGGGCCGGGGATTATTGGCATTTGCGCAGTGATGGCAAAGGCAACTGGATACCGATCGCGCGCTTAGACGGTACGGCACTCGGGCGGCCCGTGTTTGAAACGACGACCGTCTTTAATCCGGGTGGTCACGGTCCGTTGAACGGTAGCGTCTTGATTCGTGCCGAATGGCCATGGCTGTGGGACCACGCTCACCAGTCGGGAATGCTGACCACGGAAGCATTTCGCGAATATTTGATTGGTGGCTGGACCACGGGTGACGATGCCACAACCTTCCGTTGTCCAGATGCGCGCGGTAAGTTCTTGCGACCCCTTGACGAGTCTGCCGGGATCGATCCGGGCCGTGTTGCGGGCAGTTATCGTCTCGATGACTTCAAGAGTCACAACCACTATGTAGGTTCCGGCGGTTACGGCACGCAGGCGATGGGCGGCGGTAGCATCACCTATGCCACCTGGGCCGGTGGTGGCACTGGTGCCGCTGGCGGCGCTGAGACGGTCCCGAAAAACATTGCCTATCCGGGCCGATTCAAAATGATCTGAGGTGTTTTATGTACATTTACTTGTTCGATCCGCTGGGTGTTTTGTTTGGGCCGGTGTCGCTGCCTGAGGTTCCGGGGTTGGGCCGTCAGATGCCGGGCAACGGCGTTGAACTGGCCGACCTGCTGGCGACGCCTGATTCGGGTAATGTTTGGGTACTTGTAAACGCTGTGCCGGTTCAGCTCCCCGATCATCGCGGCCCCGTATTTCGCGTCGATACTGGTGAGGAACTGGAATGGGAGAAGCTGGGAGAGCTACCCGAGGGATACACCCTTAAACCATACCCTGGCGAGTATCACGTCTGGCTCAATGGGAGCTGGGTGCTGGATGCGCCTGCTGAAACGGCTGGCCTGGCAAAGCTCGCTGGTCTT